GGTTATAGCGATTGGCGCGAGTTCTTCCGCGATTACCAGGCGATGTCACTTCTCAAGAAGTATCCGGGCCTAAATCTTAACGTTGATAAACGTCAAGTCGCTTTGGATAAGTTCTTAAAGAGCGAGCAGACCTGTACAGCGTCTAATCTTCGCCTTCTGACGTTGATTAGAAACCCACGTATGTTCGCCATTGCCGAAAGGGCAAAGTCGATCATTCGTAGGATCCTAGGAGATTTCTCCTGGGACGTTGCACTCAAGTATTGTGATTTCGGACCCGGCTCAAATGTCGGTGTTTCCCGAAAGCACAGTCACCTTTGTAAAAAGATCGGAAATCTTAATCCGACTGTGACTGGGGATTGTCTTCCTCTCCTCAACGCCTATTTGAGATTTGATCCTCATTTAGGTGACGTGATCAATGACCTCGTCGTTGTTAAGGGGAGCAAGATTACCACTGTTCCAAAGGATGCTAAATGCGATCGCGTTATAGCCATTGAACCTCTCTGGAATATGTTTTTCCAAAAAGGCATCGGTGGTATGATTCGAAAGCGACTCAAAGTTATTGGTATTGACCTTGACAATGGTCAGACCAAAAACCAGAGTTTAGCTCGGAAAGGTAGTCTCACTGGTAGTCTCTCGACTATCGATTTGGCTTCCGCTTCTGATACCATTTCCCTTTCACTAGTCGAGCTTTTGCTCCCTAGTGACTGGCTCGCTGCAATGGAAATCGTGAGATCTCCTTTTTGCACCATGCCTGACGGGAATAGGTTACTCCTTCGGAAGTTCTCCTCCATGGGTAACGGTTTTACCTTCGAGCTTGAAACGTTAATATTTCTTGCTCTCAGTAAGGCTACTTACCCCGCTGCGAGAATTGGTCCTGACTTACTTGTGTATGGGGATGACATCGTCTTCCCGTCACACAAGTCGAGGGACCTTATTGAATCCCTTTCCTTTTTTGGGTTTGACACCAATAAAGAGAAGAGCTTCATTGAAGGTCCTTTTAGGGAGTCGTGCGGTAAGCACTACTTCTTAGGTCAGGATGTGACACCGTTCTACCTTAAAAAAGTAGTTCGGTCCTATCATGAGTTGTTCTGGCTTGCCAACTCCATAAAGCGGTTAGCTTTCCGCTCGATGGGTTTTGGTTACGGCCTTGACAGTCGCTATCAACAAGCTTATAATTTAGTTGTTGAAAGTATTCCTGATAGGTTCCGATCATTTTCATGCCCTGACGGGTATGGAGATGATGCGCTTGTCCAAGATCTCGATCATGCTCTTCCTTCATTGACCAAACACTCCGGTCAGTGGGAGGGGTTTATGTCTCGCTATCTTGGCCAACGTCGCCGTACTTTCTCCTATTCCGATGTACCTGGGCTTATTAGTAAGCTCTGGTACACTCGGAGGGAGTTAGAACTCGGAGAAATGTCACAATTAACACGTATCCAGTACTCAACTGATTTTAAGTTGTTTACTGGGAAGCGTGTTTATCCACAGTGGTGCACATTAGGCCCCTGGTTAGCGGGCTTTAGCTCGTGATTCCTTTCCTAATGTGATTTATTTCATGCGCATGTAATGGCGCATTGGTGCCGTGGGCTATGCCCCGGTTGGGAGGGATTCCCCTCCTACGTGAGAGCAGTTGCTATGCT